CTGCCAAGAAAAAGTAATGGCAACCAAAGCTGAAAAATTGCATATGGATAAGGTAGCTCAACTAGGGTGCTATGTTTGTAAAGCACCTGCTACCTTACACCATATTAGAAACAATGGTAAAGGCAATGTTGGTATGGGAAGAAGATCTTCTCACTTTGAGGTTATTCCATTATGCTTTGAACATCATCAAGGATGTACAGGTATACATTTAGATAAAAAAAATTTTATAGAAAAACATGGTACAGAAGCTGAAATACTAGAAGCTGTACTACTAGAACTAAAGGTACAAGAATGTCGTTCCTCCATACTCTAAGTCTTAAAGATCGAAGAAGACTTCGTACTATTGTTAAGAATACACATCTTAAACATTATCCTACACATATGATAACCGACAGAGAAGCTGATAAATTAGTAGAAGCTTTTGGAGAAGAAACTATCTACAAACTGCTTAAAGCAAATGTAGGTACTAATGTCGATTAATTTTAGTTATAAACCAGAAGGACAAACTTTAAAAAAGTTTATGAAGTCTGATGACTTCTTTAGAGGATTACGAGGGCCAGTAGGTTCTGGTAAATCTGTATCTTGTTGTATAGAAATATTTAGACGAGCATTGTTACAAGAAAAAAATGCACAAGGTGTTCGTAAATCTAGATGGGCAGTAATAAGAAATACAAACCCACAGTTAAGAACTACAACAATTAAAACTTGGTTAGATTGGTTCCCTGAAGATACCTGGGGTAACTTTGCTTGGTCAGTACCTTATACTCATAAAATACAAAGAGGTGATATAGATTTAGAAGTTATATTCTTAGCTCTTGATAGACCAGAAGATGTTAAGAAACTATTATCTCTTGAGCTTACAGGTGTATGGGTAAATGAAGCTAGAGAAATACCTAAATCTATTATAGATGCTTGTACTATGAGGGTAGGTAGATTTCCATCTATGAGAGATGGTGGTGCTACATGGTATGGAGTTATTGCAGATACCAATGCACCAGAAGAAGATCATTGGTGGCCTATAATGGCAGGTGATGTACCTGTACCAGATCATATATCTCGTGATGAAGCTTTAATGTTAATTAAACCAGACAACTGGAGTTTTCATACACAACCATCTGCTTTGATTGAAAAGAAAAACAAAGAAGGTTTTACAGAAGAATATATACCAAATGATAATGCAGAAAATAAAAAAAACCTAACACCTAAATACTATCCTAATATTATTAGAGGTAAAACAAAAGGATGGATAGATGTTTATGTTTTAAACAAACTCGGTAGCATAGAAGAAGGTAAACCAGTATATCCAAACTTTAAACAAGAAATACATATATCTGCAGAAACATTAAAACCATCTATTAACCAAACTTTGTTTATAGGTATTGACTTTGGATTAACTCCTGCTGCTGTCTTTGGTCAAAGAACAGCATTAGGTAGATGGAATATATTAAATGAGCTTGTATGTTTTGATATGGGTGTAATGAGGTTTTCTGAATTACTTAGAGGAGAGATAGCAAAAAATTATAATAACTATGATGTACAAATATTTGGAGATCCTGCTGGTGATTTTAGATCACAGACAGACGAAAGAACTCCTTTTTCTATTATGAGAAACTATGGATTAAAAGCTGTACCTGCACCATCTAATGATGTTGCTCTTAGAATAGAATCTGTAGATACAGCTTTACAAAGACTTATAGATGGTAAAGCAGGATTCTTAATAGATCCACAATGCATTAATTTAAAAAAAGGATTTAATGGTGGTTATCATTATAGAAGACTTCAAACATCTGGAGATCGTTATGATGAGAAACCATATAAGAATAGATATTCTCACGTTCATGATGCTTTACAATATTTAATGATGGGTGCTGGAGAAGGTAGAACATTACTAGCAGGTAGATCACAATCACAACCAACTGTTGCTAAAAAAGAATGGGATGTATTTGCTGGACAAAAAACTAGAAAAAGAAAAGTATGGGATCTGTTCAAGAGGAATGGTTAATCTACTTTCATAGTAGAGGAACTCAAAGATATGCTAAATGGATATGGTGGTGGAAACCTCCACATGGATTTAATCATTGTGGAGCCTTAAAATTCATACCCAGTTTAGATGTTTGGGAACATCTTGAGTTTACTCATGCAGGTATTAAGACAAGCTATCTAACTAAAAAAGAGTCAGAAACCTTTTTAGGTTACTTGTATGATTTTGAAGTATTAGTATGTCCAGTAAAAGATGATTGGCATTTGTTTAGAATAAAAGAATTAAGCTGCGTATCATTTGTTATGAGATTAATAGGTTTTTACAGATGGTATATTATAACTCCATGGCAATTATATTGTGCGTTGCGTAAAGCAGGATATAAGCGATTTTGGAATAAATCAGATTAAAAAAGGAATTTTTCTATGAGCAGTGATGGAAGTACAGCTAGTAATGATACTGAAGTATCTGGAAATGAATTAGTGCTTAGCAAAGAAAAGGGTATTACTTCTTATTCAACTACAAAGAATAAAGATAGAAAAAAAAAAGATTTTATTACCTCTGGTGCTAAAGATATAGATAGAATGGGTGGCCCACCTGCATTACAAGCAATGAAAGGCCCATTTCAAGCTGGATCTATTAAAACAAGAACTTTCTTTGATGAAAAAGTTTTAGCATCTAGTAAAGCTAAAAAAAATATAGGATATACACAATCTGAATTTAGAAACTTATCTTTAACAGAA